AATACAAACAGTTGAGCGTTCAACTATTTATCAGACTACGCCAATACCAGAAACGCCGCTTCTGGTTCCTGCTTGTGCAGTGAAGTAAGAATACTGCCACTCAACAGTAAATTCTTCAATCTGATCGTTGCTGTCATAAGCAAGATCGATAGGAGAAACGTTAGTTGGGAAGCAATACTTAAGGGTGTACTCTCTGAGGAAAGCACCTTCTTCACTGGAATCTTTCTCTAGTTGCTTAACACCCAAGTCAGCCATGTAACCATCGCTGTTGTTAGGTGTGAATAGAGGAGCAGTGTTACCCTCGTGGGTATTGATGGAGTTTGCCCACTGTTCAAAGAATGAACGCAGTTTGAAGTCCTTATCATTGAAGAACGTTGTGGTCCAGGTATCGAAAGTACGATCACCTGCGATTTTAACAGTTCTGCCACGGAAAGGAACTTCGATGACGCCCAGGTTAGAACCTGGAAGTGCAGCAGACTTACAAAGAATATTTGTAAGTTTCTGATCTTCGCTCTCCAACTTGATTTGCTCAGGGAACTGAATATTGATCAGGAACATATTGGGCTTTACGCCCTGACCAATAGTTTGTAGAAATTGACTTACGTTAGACGATGCCATTTGTGTTTACCTCGTTAATTTTTTCTCTATAACTAATTATCATCTACCGACGACTTCAGCGAACGAGACGCCCGTTCTAGTAGCAGTAACTGTAACTGTTACGTAGTTGATAGAGCGTGTAGGCTTGAGGTAGAGTTCCGCAACAAACTCATTGCGATCAATAACTTCAGGAGTGTTGTTTGTTTCGTCGCAAACAACCAAGAAGTCGGTTAGACCTCTACGTGCCTGAACCTCTTGGAGGTAGGAACTAATAGAAGCGTTGAAACCGCCACGGGTTGTGGTATCGTTTTGCTCAAAGAGTACGCCTTCTGCAAGTGCTCTTGCTCTCTTCTCAACATTGAGGAAGAGACGGCGAACGTTGATTCTATCGAATGCGCTAGGTGAAGCAAGACCAGTCTTGTCACCGAATAGAACAGGACCAGAACCAGGGAGTGAAACGATGGGGTTGATTCTTGAAGTGTAAAGATCATCGCGCTGTGCCTTGTTAGGATTAAACGCAAGTTTTACAACGTTCTGAATACCACCACGGTTTAGACCAGCAGGTGAGAACCAGTCATCTAGAGATGCTGAAGTTGAAACACATACACCAGCAACATCACCGTTGCAACCGATATAGCGGTACTTATCGTTGAAGCGGTCATATGTGTACTTAACACCACTGTCTAGAACAACGTAAGAAGAAGAACCAATGTTGTCAAAGAATTCAACTGTTCTTGAAAGTTGTTCTGCAGGAGTTAATGCAGTTCCACCAGAAGATGCTACTTGAGCACCAGTCCAAGGTGAGATGAATGCAATACAATCCTTTCTGCTATTAGCAACTGCAGCAACTGCTTGTGCTTTAGCGATGGTGTCGTTCTCGTCAGCACCGTCGCCACCCATGAGTACAAAATCAATTGTGGTCTGTTCGGTATCTAGGAACTCGTCATATGCTGCTTGGATTTCACCAGCAGTATATGCGTAGTCATCAGCACCACCCGATAGAGCACCACCTGCATCGCTACGGATGAGTGCTAGGGATACAGGAGCAGCGGATGTAGCACCATAAGATGCAGCATCTGCACCAGGATCAGCACCTAGTGTAGTTACTTCAGCAGCACTGAGAGCAGTACCAGCATAGATGTAACCTGAATACTCGTTAACATAATCTTTCCAGTATGCCGAAGCACCTTCTGGAGTCTTAGCATCAGATAGTTTAGAAAGATATGTCATTCTTTCTACGATAGTATTAGTTGCAGTGTCAACAACAGCAACGTGTACTTCGTCGTCTGAAAGGAAACGCTCAGTTGCCCATGCGCTAGTGCCAGGACGTGGAGCAATTGCCTTATAAGTTAAACCACTGTTAGCAATTGGAAGTGCGTTGTAGTCTGAAGCAGTAAATGCTGCTCGTGTGAAACCGTTACCAGATACAGCAGCTGCAGCACCATGTCTGATTGCTACAACATCAGCACTAATAACAGCGGTAACTTGGTGATCAGAAGTTGCGCCGTCATCAACAGCGTCGCCAACAGAAAGACCATGACCAACCTTGGTCATCTTAGAATCAGCAACTTTGTCTACGATAACAATACGAAGATCATTACCTTCAGTTCCTGCGTAGCGAGCAGCAAATTTCTCTGAAGTTACACCAGCATCAAATGCATCCTTATCTGCGATAAGAACACCAGTGCCAGATAGAGTTGCATTTTCTACTGCAGTAGCAGCACGTACAACTCCTAGTTGTCCACCGTAACGGAGGAATTCGGATGCGACCAACCAATCTGCTGCATTAGCCTCAGCTGGTGAACCGAACGTATCGATTAGTTCTCTTTCAGAACCGATGTTTACAATTTTGCCTACAGGTCCAGTGCGGAAAGATGAAGCAAAAGCACCACGAATAGCGGATGCTCCTACAACGACAGCATTGGAAAAATCACGTTCCCTAATAACAACACCAGGCGAGACTTGACTTGCCATGTATTTTACCTCTTAGATATCAAATTTATCTAAAGGTATTTAGATTTTTGAATGTTTCAGAGGTGGTGAACTATGCATGAACTACCAATCTGGATACTCCCAGCGATCTAATATCTTATCTGCTAACCTGCTTGCAACTACTCTCATAATAGTACACTCCTTACACTCGTAAGCATATGCTGACGGATGACCTCTTTTATTTTTACGTGTCAAATAAAAATCTGAAATTAAATCCTTTGTTTTTCCACAAGTTCTACATACCCTTTCTTTGAAGAGTAGATGTTCCAGACTAAACTGATCCCCAATATCCATCAGTAGTTCCACATATAACCAACTTCTTCTTGCTTGTCTCCGTATTCCCACAAAGAACCGTCTGCATCGATAAATGTGTCGTCACCCATACCATCATCAATAAATCCAAAAGGTGCCATATCTTGCTCGATCTGGTTACGTTGTTCATCATAGATTCTTCTTCTGATATCTTGGTCTGTCATCTCTTTGAAGTATTCCTGCATGACTAACCATGCGAAGAGAACCATACACATTACAAGGTCATCATGGTATCCTTCATCTGCTTCCCATGCTTGTTTCTTTTGAACGAACGTGGTAAGTTCTTGGAAGATCTGGAAGTCATTAAACAACAACTTGTCTTCTTCAATAATAGCTTTGAGATTAGAGCAACCGATCTTCTTCACGGTCACACTCATCTTGACACCTAGTTGTGTTTTTGATCCTGAGAATCCTTGTCCAACAACTTGTCCTGCTCTGCCTCGCATAGCACACATAAGCACGTTAGGATATTCGAGATCGTAGTTGAGAGTAGCAGCAATACTATCACCAATATCATTTACTTCTACCAGAACATATGGGTTGTTGTATTCTTTGCAGACCTGAAAGATTACCGAGGGAAACAATACAGGTTTAATCTCATTATTTCTATACTTTGCAACGATCTTATACGGCACTGTGGTGATATCAAACACGAGGAAAGCACTATAGTCGCCACCAATTCCTCTGGCAACATCGACAGTAATAATATATTCGTGATCCTTTTCGACTCTCTCATAGATGTCAAGTCCAGCATTTGATTTAATCGGATCAGCGAATGGAATAGTTTGTAACTTTGCTGGACTAATCAAAGTATCAGCAGATCCAAGGAAGTCGCATTCAAACTCTTGTGCGAACTGTCTTGGTGATGTGTTCTTAATTGTTTCTTCTTTCCACTTGGTATCCCTTCCAGGGACCTGCGACCAGTGTACTTCGTTTGTGATATAATCATTCTTCCCACGCCTAGCATCCTCCCACATCTTGTAGAAGTGATTCATGCCATTAGGCGTAGAGATGATAATTACTTTCGTTGATTTACCAGACGTAATAGTAGGATAAACAGAGGCAAAGAATTGCTCTGCAACATGGTTTGGAACGAACGCAAATTCGTCGAGGAAAAGGATATTGAACGACATGCCTCGGACAGCACTTGCAGATGTAGAAGCAGCCAGAATCTTTGATCCATTTTCAAGTTCGACATTACCCTTGTTCCATACTAAGATACCATGCTGCATCCACTTCGGCAAGTTCTCGTAAGCAAGTTGTAATCTTCCTAGCAGTTCCCTAGCGGTAGATGCCTTGTTTGCAAGAATACCAATATTAACGCTATCATAGAAAATTGCATAATAAAGAAGATAAGCGACAACCGTAGTAGATTTTCCTGTTTGTCTTGGGAGTTTTGCGATGTTGAATCTGTTTTCATGAAAGTCTCGCAGAATTTCTTTTTGGAAATCATACATGCTGAAGGGCACCAAACCCTCATCCAGCGAGATGATCTTAATATAATTCATCGCAAAGTAGATTGGATCATTCTTACACTTGATCCACTCATCAATTTGCTTCTTTGTAAATTGAATAGGTGTGCCCGCCTTCTTCAGGTTCGGGTTGCCCAAATATACATCATTACTAGTTGCCACAACAATCAGATCACTACTGACTATTTATTGGGGTGGCATCTCTGGACCATTCTTTTCAAGTTCCTCCAGACGTTTCGCCCAGGTATCTCCCCCGTCTTGTCCTCTAACAGGATTGATACACTGGGTATCACCTAGTTTATTACATACTAAACCTGCTAGGTCTAGCTCATTACCTGTAGCACCAGTAGCCCACATGTGTTTTCCATTCATCCAGATAGCCCCACACTTAGGACATTCTTTTCTGCTTAATGACAGATCAGACAGTTCCTTGTCACTGGTCATCTTTTGAAATCTCCTTTATGAGTTTGTTAAATTCAGGTAGGTCTTTAATAAGTTGTTGCTTTAGTTTCCTACGCAATAACATCATCCTAAACCTAACCAAAGCATAGCGCAACTGCAAATCTAAATATGCGAATAATCGCATCGTCTCTTCTGTTCCAGCATATGCTACACATAAAATTACGACTGCGACTACAAGGTAAAGACCTAGCATATTTGTTACACTCAGTTACAATATGATTATACTGTATCTAGGAAAAAATAGTGTAAATAAATATAAAGATTTTTATTTGTCTGTATCAAGTTCCGTGAAAGAGTAGTCTGCAAGCATTGCAAACAGACGGTTCTTGAGAGTTTTTAGATACTCCTGTTCCTCTGCTGGTCTCCTAGGAGAACCAGGCCATGTTTCGATTGCGTAACAAATATGATTATACAATATACGTATCTCTTCGATACTTACATACATTGTAAAATCGTATTCTTCTGGTGAAGGTTCAGGGAAGGGTTCCATACTCTCTCCTGATTTCACGGAGCTCTTCAAAGTCTTTCTTCTTTGTACCACCATCATATTCCCAAGCATACCCTTCGGTAATCATTTGCTCGTTCAACGATAGTTCTGAATCTCCAATATATAACCAACCAAGAAGGCGACCGTACTTACCCATACCGCCAACAAGCTCAGTTCTAATAGAGAGTTCGTCATCACCACTAATAGCACCCTCCAATTTATCTTTCATCCAGTTGGTCGCATCTAGTCCAAGTGCTTTCTCTTCGAGATCTCTAGTGCGTTTCTCTGGCGTGTCCACACCAGCAATTCTAACTCTTTCTTTTTTATATAAATCAAAACCGAGATCAATGGTGACATCAATAGTATCGCCATCCAACACTTTATCTATAGATACCACGCGAAAGTTGTAACAACTCTTACGACTTGGGGGTGTCATCTTGCCCATGAGATTCTCTCTCGTCAATACCAAGTATATAGTAGACAACATAAAAAACCCCCGCTAAGAGCAGCATGATACTAAGTATCACGCTCCAAACGGGGTCATTAATATCATTCAGTGGGCGGAGTAGGAGGTTCATGACGACTAAAAGGTTCCCAATGTTCCCATCCATATTTATGAACTGCCCACATACCTATAATCGGAACAAACACTAAACACCATGCCATAAACCCACATGCATATGGATTGTTTAATGTCTTTCCACAAAACCTAGCAAATTCTAATAACATTATTCTGATATGATTGATAGGATGAATAGAAATAATCCGAATAAGCAATATAAACTAATGAATATAAATTCAAATTGTATATGCATGTTCCAAACTCCACGAAATACTTAGAACTATAAGACAGATTAAAAGTAAACCTGATATGATAACGTGATTCATTTTACTTTCCTACAGGTGCTTCCAAGGGTCGTCATTATGTAAACAGGATTTTGGATGTACCCATTCATTGCAAGATAATCCTTGAAGTTTGATACGCAAGTTCATATTTTCCAATTGCAATTTAAGGTTTTTCTTTCTTAATTTTTTAATTTCCTTCTTGAGGTTCATTTCTTTTTTTCCAAAGTTCTAGGAAGTAACGATCAACTTGATACAAATTCATTCCAGGGGGAAGATCTTCTGTATTTTTAGACCACTTGTCACATAGTATCCTCATTTCAAGAACGATGCCTTCAGGCCTGAACATCCTACCAAAGGAAGACATGGCAAATGCATACCTCATTCTAATGCGCTGTTCCATTTCCTCTATAGGCGTCAGTTTCATAATAGTTATTTTCACCCTTTCTGTGCCCGAAATATGCGGTGGCACATAGAAAGGGTATTGTTCCGAAAAGTAGGACATGTGCTAGTGTCATAT